ACTTAAAAAAATGGGGGTGTGTCAAAATTCACCACAGATTACACGGATTAACACAGAATGAGCTTAATCTACTGATAATCAAAGATGCTTATCTGTGCAAATCTGTGTAATCTGTGGTGAATACCAGTTTCGACACACCCTCGGATATTGGAGATTACCTTATGGAGACAAGTGGAAAGTGGACACTGGCATGTCTGCTATTGTAATTTAAACATTACGGGAACTGTGAATTTACAACGGACCGGTTTGCCTCGTTGCTCACCGGGTTTCCATTTGGGCATGGTGGAAATCACACGGATAGCTTCTTTGTCCAGATAGGGATCTACGCCTCTTACTACTTTTACATCTACGATGCTGCCGTCTTTGTTGACAACGAATTGTACTATTACGCGCCCCTGGGTTCCGGTCTCTTGTGCAATAGTCGGGTATTTTATACTCTTACCCAGATATTGCATCAGACTCATGCCATTATAAGAAAACTCGGGATTCTTCTCTACAACTTCAAAAATCTCATCCTCTACCGGAATCTCTTCATCTACGGTTGGAGATATGGGTTTGATGATTACAGCTTCACCGATTTCTTCGGAAGAGGCAATGGCTGTTTCTTTCACATTGTCATTATCATCCACAATTGTCAATACCTCGGCAATTGCAGGAGCTTGAGGGGGTGGTGGAGCTACTAATTCGGGTTGCTCCGTGATAGGAATTTCAATTTCCTGCTCAAATACGTTCTCGGTAATAGCACCGCTCATGTCAATCCTAACATCACGCTTCGACCATTCAAATGCAACGAACATGAAGACCAGCACAATTACATAACCTACAAGTAGCCAACTTGACTTCTTGTTTTCCAGGCTTGCTTTGGATGTTTTCTTGATTTCCATAATTTACAAGATTATTACCGTATAATGGTTGTCGCGAAACTAACATTATACAGATGTGATTAGTAAAATCATAAAACATGCGTGCCCACTTGTTTCTGTATTAAAGATAAGAAAATGAATGTTATGTTGGTGTTTGATATGTAGTTATATATAGTTTTTTAAATTTGCTTTGATAATTTTTCTGCTTGTGGATTAAATAGTGTTGATATGTAAAAAGCACTTCCAACGTTCGCTTACGGAGGAAGTGCTTCACACAAAAACTAAACTAGACTTATTGTATTGAAAATATAGCTATAATCTGTGTATCACTTCTTTATAGGCTGGTTTAAATCTGATGTCGACAATAAATAGGAAAAATCAGCTCATGTTTTGTTGTATAACGTTACTTTTCTCAATGTTCTCTAGAACCTCGTCGATGAAAAGCGAACGATAGTGCGGACATTCCAGTACACCCTTTTCTTTCGCTTCCCGGTATACCTTGGAGAACAGTTTTGCTTTCTCCTTGTCGGTGGTCGGCAACTTATCTATGGGAGTGGCAAGGAACCGACACCCCCAGCCTTTGCAGGTAGGGGTGAGGGAACAATGGTTTGGAGTTTTCCACTGACATGAGCATTCGGTAATTATTTGATTCATATTTGCTATAATCGAATTGACATCAATCTTTGTGCTCATACATGTCTATTGTCTTGAAGAAATCATCCTCGTAATTATAGATGTCATCTAGGGTTTCAATAACATGTTTCACATCTTTCTTGTTTTCATCAATAGTGGCTACATACTTAGTGGCTGTATTGAAATACATACGACAAATAGGTTTGCGATTGTTGTCATCAAGCAGAATACTGAAATAAGTCTGTGCATCACGATATACTATGCGGGATATATCTACTTTCTTTCTACAGATAGCTTTTACAATTCTGTATGCATCTAACTCTTCTTCTGTAGTGACAATCTTGGATTCTGTATTTACTTCTTCTGTAGTCTCTTCTGATGTGTTTCCACTGTTTTTTGTTTGGCTTTCCTCTATTTTGGAATCACTAACTGTCAAAGCTCCTTTCAAACGGTCATTAATAATATCGTTGATATGTGAAGAGATAGCGCGTTTGACTAAAGGTGTGAATTGGTCTATTATATTTTGAAGCATTCTACCTTCATAAACTTTGGTAGCAAACATTTTCACAAAATCAGTGCTAGGCGAGGAGAATTCTTCTTGGATAATAGCCTTTAATTCTCCCATGTACTTTAATTCGCTGGCTGAGTTCAGAATATTGTCCACATCAAAGTATGATTTATGGAATTTTTTCAGTTCCTCGATTTGATTATCCCTTAAATCCGTAATATCCACTTCCAAAAAAGGCTTATCATCCATTATATTGGGTTCTTTCAAATCTGTATAGAAGCGGTAGATAATTCCATTGGTCAAAAGTCCGAACTTAGCTTTTGATACGTTGAAATAGCGTAGTAGTTGGTTATCATGTAGGTTTAAATCTTGCTTCCAATGCTTACATTCAATCAGCAATATAGGCTGGTCGTCCTTCATGATGGCATAATCAATCTTTTCTCCTTTCTTGGTCCCAATATCGCAGGTCATTTCTGGCAATACTTCCAAAGGATTGAACACATCATATCCCAGAGCATTAATAAAGGGCATGATGAAAGCATTTTTAGTAGCTTCTTCTGTCTGAATGTTATCTTTCAGCTTTTCAATTCTATCAGCAAGCTGTTTAATAGTGTCTTTAAAATCCATAGTATTTTACTTTTTAGATTGATATTATAGTCTCATATTGCGTTCAACAACCTTAATCACGTTGTATATCTCCACTACATCATCAAGGTTAACGGTGTAGTCATTGAATAACTCATTGAGCGAGTGGCAGGTGATATTACCTTTATCATCTTGGGCCGTGATTTGCTTGATGGATATGCCGTTTGTACGGTGTACAATAACGAAGTACCAGTCGTTAATATGAAGTTTGGGAAGCCAAAGGTCACGTCTTACTTCCCTTGCTAAAACCTTGTCACCATCGCAGATGGCAAGCCTGCTGTTGTCATCCATACTGTCACCTTCTGCTTCAAATATGCGGTATTTTCCGTGATAGGTCTTATCTACGATTACCGGCATTGTGGGCAAGGTGTCTATATATTCGGTATCTCCATATCCGGCGAGATAACCACATTGTGCTTTGATGTGTATAACGGGCACGTTCATGTAGCTTAAATCGTCAACTGGGCGGGCGTTGGAGTGGTACGTCTGTGATGGAGCATCGGTAAGCATATTTCCTTCACCAGTTAGTAGCCATTCTAAATTGTATGCAGGGAATGCACTAACTATCTTTTCACATGTTGCACGTGAAGGTGTACGATGCTCGTTAATAATGCGAGTGATAGTTACATTATTAGATATACCAATAGCTTTACTGAATGAATTCTTATTCAAGCCTTCTTTTTCAATAATAAATTCAACTCTTTTCCAAGCTTCCATATTTGAATATACTAACAGTTAGTTAAATGTTGTAAATAAACTAACTTTTAGATAGTAAAAGTTTGTATTTGTACTAACTGTTAGTATCTTTGCAACATCAACGTCAACAACGACTACAAAATAATGAAAAATAGTTGAGTTGGCAAAATTAAAGTAATACCTAAAAAGGAGTAGTTCTTTGATTTATTGATGTTGCAAATTTAAAAAGGGGTAGTATTTCTACCACCCTTTCAGTTCTTAACCTCTATGGGTTCGTTCTGACGGCTGTCTATTTGAAAGGATGCAATAATTACAGACTTGCAAGCCACTTCTTGCCTGATTTGGTGAATGTCCATAGGTAAATACCGCCTACTATTGCTACTCCTACTGCGAAAACGAATATTAATACTTCCATACTATTTTAATATTTTGTTTGCCAGCAATGCCGACAATACGGTTAATACTATTCCAAACATAGCAACGAGCCACATTGTTGCGTTTTGGGTGTCAGAGAACAAAGGTAGTGTAATTCCTATGACCAACCCAGCGAAAGAAAGTTTGGATAAGTCGAAGAAATATCCTGCGAGTTTGTCTCGTCTAGTCTTATCTTTTTCTTTCCGTTCTTGCTTTACTGCTTGTTGTTCGCTCCAGTTCCCCATAGTTATTTCTTTGAAAGGTTCTCGATGGTACGTTGCTGGCTCTCTATGACGGAGAACAGGCGTTCGTTGGTGATGGGGGTTGGTACTTCTGATTGTCTTGGTAATGAAATTCCAATCAATTCTGATAGGTCTATATTCGTTGCCTTAGATATAATCATCACCTCTTCTACGCTACGCTTCATTAAGTCGTCATATCGTGGCATATTGTTGGGGTGAATACCTAAGGCATCGGATACAACTTTATAGGCTATTCCCTTTTCTTTCAGCAATTCTCTTAAGGTCATACAATCATATTATATTTTATTAACTAATAAATATATCATAATTGATTGTTATAATCAAAAATGATAGTATATTTGCAACGTCAACAACGACAACAGCAGCAAAGATGCGAAGTTTGAGTGAGATAACCAAAAAAACAACATACCTAAAAAGGAGTAAGACAATGAAAAAGTACGATTTACACAAGATTATGAAAGCGGCTCACGAGATATACAGAAAGTATTTCAAGCTATACCAGCTTACTCACGGTGTACAGACTTTCGGTGATTGCTTGAAACTCGCTTGGGCTAACGAAAAGAAACGTGTTGCTGATGAAGAAGCGAGAAAGGCTGAGAAAGAAGTAATGAAAGCAGCTTTGGTACGACCGGAAAGAAGAAGTTCTTATGATTACTGCAACGCTCCAGCTTCAGCTTACTACAATCAGAACAGCAAAGGTGCCTTCGGTTCCCGTTACGTAGGCGATTAAGATAATTATTCGCAGAAAAGGCAGCTACATATACCATGCAGAACAGCTGTACGCTTAACATGAATACTTGCGCAAGTGGCGTGCAAAGCCTTGCATGGGCGAATTGAAAGATTCTCCGTCCGGTCATTGAGCCTACCCTTTGATGGGAGACGGAGAACGAGATGGAGTGATTGCCCTAAGCAATCCGTTCCAGAAAGCGATACTGGCGCTTACCCTCAATCCCAGCATAGAGGACGCGAGAGATACCCGGAGTAGCAAGAATTTGCGACGATGTCTGAATGGAAGTTCAGAACGAGCGAAAGATTTGCAACGGTGCGAAATAAGAAGCCGACATGCCCCGAACGGTCATGCAGCGAAGTACAGTAGCTGATAACTCCGGTGGGAAGAGCAGAGAGAGCTTATCGGGGCACGAATATTAATCGAAAATAGAGAGAATATGAATGAAATAATAGATTACATTAAGGATTCACCAATCGAGTATGCGATTGATGCCTTGTCTGTAAATTATGTGATACAGACTATTGTTCAAATGGTACTGTTCCCCTTTGTGCTATACTTTTGTTGGAGGGTTTTTAAAAAGATACTTCGTAACATGAAATAATTAACAGAAACTCCTTACAATAGTATATGTAACCAATACGATGATAAACAGCAGGAATGAAACATACGAACATCCTTCACAGAATACGAAGATTTTTCTTTTTGGTATGCTTTCATATACGTAAGCTTGACCGTGCGGTAATTCCCCGTTATGATATTTTCTTAGGTATTCCCGATAGGTGCGCACAGCTTGATTGCTCAACACTCTATTCTCGTATAAAGATATTCCAGAGAAAAGGATACAGAGTGCATTTACGCATATTGCAGTCACAAGGAGAAGCTTGTTGCAAAGACTGTCCTCTGAAGGACTGCTTAAAGAAATGATTACTGCAAAGGTGGTTGAAGCTACCATTAAAAGTGTTGTTTGTATTTTGAATACCCATTCTGTTCGTTCATCCAGAGAACGCATGTAGAGTCTGATTAGATTTCTTTCACTACTCATGCTTACTTAATTTTAAATGTGGCAATGCAAAGTTAAGTAAATCTCCCGAATAAAGCGTGATGCCGCCAATCGGATTGGCTCGGGAGAGCTCAAATACTAATCATTAAAATTTTATAGCGATGAAAAAGCGAATAATCACAGAAAACTACACTCCGGCTTTGAGAGATATGGAGGTAGGGGAAGTTCTAACTTTTCCGGTTAAGGCGTATAATTCCATAAAGGGGACAATTATCCCCCGATTGAGATTGGAGTTCTGCGTTGAGGATGCTGACTGGAAAGTAGGGGAGGTTGACAAGAGGAAAGGTATTTTTGATGTGGAAAGGGTCGCATGATGATTTCCCTTTCTCCTACGGAACTGCTTGTCGCGAATGAGTACTGCAAGGGGCTTGCCGACAAGGAGGTGGCGGGCAATCTGAATAAATCGGTTTGGACTGTCAAGACCCAGAAAAGAACGATATACCGGAAGTTGGGTATTTCCAAAGATACGGAACTGCTTCTGTATATGATTTGCGATAGGCTTAAGCGTGATTTTGACTTGAAGGAATTGCGCAGGCACGGACTTGAATTCCTCTTCTCTATTTTATTCTTATTGATGCAGGTTACTTGTAATGATATTGACTTACGGAGAATGAGAATACCATCACGGGTACGGACAGCCATGCGATATATAAGGACTGGCCGAAAGAATAATAACGACTTTATTTTTTAACGGTATGATATACGAAGTGAATGGTGATTTACGCAGTTCCATGTTGATTGACGGGACAGCGGAGGCGAGATTGGCAGACATCCTCACTATTATGGATTCTCGCACTTTTCCAAAGAGAGAATCTGAAAAAATAGTAGGAGGTCCGGGCAGGTTAAGAGTGTTGGTAAATACTCAAAGAGTGAGAGTTGAGTATAAATCTAATGGGAGAAGCTATTACAATGCTTCGGATGTGTTGAGCTTTGCAAAAGTAAGAAAGGGAAAGAACAATGAAAAGAAGAATCATTATAAACGTGCTACTGCTTAACGTATTGGCACTACCATGTTTATTGATGTTTAATGATGTAGACTCGGTAACGGGAGACTGGAATTATGGTATAAACCTTTTTGGCCTTGTGTATTCGTATTGGTTTTATCACAATGTCCTGAAAAAGGTGTTCAAGATATAGACCTCAGCGGAGGAAGTGTTTCACACATAATTAGATTGATTTAGAATTAGACATGGGAGTTGTCTCTACTCGTGAGAGCAGGGACAGACACGGGCAATTAGCTCAGCTTGGTAGAGCGGTACATGTAGTTAGTATTGGTAATTTGTCATGGTATTGTTTAAAGGTTTCATGTACAGGTCGCGGCGTTCAAATCCCGCATTGTCCACAAGCTTTTTATTGTTTAATCTATAATTCCGTTGTAAAGGACAACGTGAGGTGAGAGTCCTCATTTAAGTTTTTATTTTGCTTTTGTTTTAAGTGACTATCCCGGTGTGGCTTGACCGCCTATCCGGGAGCAACTTTGTTGACCTGCCTGCCCAGTCTGTGAAGATATGGTAGGCAAATATGGGCGTTCGGTGTAATGGCTAACACAACTCATTTGAGGAGATTGGCGGTTCGAGTCCGTCAACGTCCACAATCCAAGAGAGGGTTATTTAGTAGTTTTGTCGTGTTTTATTTTTTGTTTGTGTTTCAAGGTGAACGGTTTGTGAAAATAGTTCACCTATTCTGGGAACGTAGCTCAGTGGATAGAGCACCGTGTGTGGTGGAAGGTTGAGAGTTCGATTCTCTCAAGTAGATTCTTAGCTTAATGGGAGAGCACCACAAGCGGCGGTCGGTGGTTCGAATCCATCCGTTTCTACAAGCCTTTATGAGAGAAAATCCGCTTTTAGTCCGAGAGTAGGGCGAAGATAGCGCAGGGAATCATCCGCGCGGCATCGGTTAGCCGTTGACTCTATCTGAAAGGTAATGCGAAATCGGATAGGATTAGGAGTATTTGTCGTTTGCGCCCCGGAGAATACGCTTCGGGGCTTTCCTTTGGCTATTTTTTTATTAACCACTTTAATATTTTCTATTATGGGACTTATCAAAAGACCTAACGAGCTGACCGTTAAGACTACCTTGTCAGCACTGATTTACGGCCAACCTGGCATGGGAAAAACAACTCTTGCATTATCGGCTCCCAATCCGGTATTGTTCGATTATGACGGCGGTATTCACCGTGTCAATGCCGCCCATCGTGTACCGACCGTTCAGATTACAAGCTGGGACGAGACGAACCAGGTACTTTCGTCCGAAGAAATCAAGGAGTTTTCCACTATTGTGATTGATACTGCCGGAAAGATGCTTTCTTTCATGGATAAGGCGATTATGGCAGCGAATCCGAAGATGAAGAAAGTGGATGGTACCCTTTCCCTGCAGGGTTATGGAGTACGTAAGAACATGTTCATCAACTTCGTTAATCAAGTCACACTCATGGGCAAGTCTGTTATCTTCGTGGCTCATGAACGGGAGGAGAAAGTAGGCGACGAAAAACAGATACGTCCGGAGATTGGCGGTTCGTCCGCAGGTGACTTGATTAAGGAACTGGATTTGGTTGGTTACATGGAAGCTATCGGTAAGGACAGAACGATTTCTTTTGACCCCTGCGAGAAGTTCTACGGGAAGAATACTTGTAATCTTCCTTCACGTATCAAAATTCCCGTAATCATTGATGAGTCTGGTACCGTAACGGGTGAGAATGATTTCATGACGAAAATCATCAGTACTTATAAGGAGTATCAGACGAAGCAGACGGAACTATCTTCCGAATATGATGCGGTTCTTGATGCTATCCGTGACGCAGTGGAACAAGTGACTGATACACAATCTGCCAATTCTGTTCGGGAAGCTTTAGATACCATGACGCATATCTTTGACAGCAAGGTACGGGCAGGCATGATGCTCAATGAGAAGTGCAAGAGACTTGGCTTGAAGTTTAACAAACTCAGCAAAAGGTATGAACCAGCAGCCTAAATACAGATTCTACCCGTCACTGCTCGATAAATTCGAGCAATATTTGCGGGCTGATGAGCAGGTAGAGAGCTTCTGGAATGTCGATAATGAAACGGGAGAATACAAGAAAAGTCCGGAAGAAATTGAAGCGGAGCTGAAGCAAAGCCTACTTGATGCGATAAACCGTGTCCCGTTTGAGAGTGAGGCAGCTGATAAAGGAACGGCCTTTAATGCTGTTATAGACTGCTATATCCACAAGAAAAAGCATATACCAAGCGAACGGGAGCCATACACCATTATCGGTGATGGAGAAACGAATACCATTCAGGTATATTTTCCTGCTACTGATATCGCGCCAGAGCGTAATTTCTTATTTGACCGTAGCTGGTGTATAGAGCAGTCGAAGTATTTCTCCGGTGCATTGTCCCAAGTCTTTGTGTCCGCAGTCATTCCCACTCGTTATGGTGATGTGGAGCTTTATGGGTATATAGATGAGCTCGTTCGTGATACCGTATATGATATCAAGACAACATCTAAGTATGATTTTGGCAAGTATGAACACGGCTGGCAGCGCCATGTATATCCTTACTGTTTGATTGCTTCCGGTCAGATGGAAAGCGTGAAAGCGTTTGAGTACACTGCCTATCAGATGAAGGGCGGTACCAGCCGGACGCCACTAATTAGCGGAACGCAATACCCGGAATACTACACTTATAACCATGAACAGACGATTAAGCTGCTTACGGCACACTGCGAGCATTTCATAGAGTTTTTGGAAGCAAACCGAGACATTATTGCTGATAAAAAAATCTTTGGATTAGAGTAATGGCACAAGAAGCAATTCTGGAAAAGGTCAACGGCGAGGTACACATAAGCAAGTCTTTTGACTTCATGTGTTCCCAGCTTCGTAATGGTCGGTATCGTGTAAAAATCGAAAGGTTCACAGAGCCAAGGACGATGTCACAGAATGCGCTTATGTGGTTGTGGTTTACTTGTATTGAGCAAGAGACCGGGACGGACAAGCAGGATGTACACGATTACTATTGTAACCGCTTTCTCAGAAGGACTTCGTATTTCAGGGGAAAAGAAATGGTCATTACCGGAAGCACATCGAAGCTCAATACAGTGCAGATGACTGACTTTCTAAATAAGGTTCAGGCCGATGCTGCTGCCGAACTGGGAATAACGCTCCCTCTTCCGGCTGACCGTTACTATAACGAATTTATCAACGAATATAAAGACAGGAGGTAGAAATGAATATCACCAAAGCAAAAATCACGAAAGACAACACGCTTGTTGCCTCTTTCAAGAACGAGAATGAGGACAATGTAACCATTGAGGGAAAGAATCTTATCCATAAGGATTTGCGTGCAGCGTTTAACGAATTGATTCCTCACCTTGCTTTCCTCTGTGAGCAGAAAGAAGCTGATGGAAAGGACTCCATAGATGAACTGCCGGAAGAAATCTTCTCTACATTCGAGGTCACGGGCTACACAGTTAGCGGTTCGGATGACAATGAAGGTGTGGTATTGGTTGGAAAACGTTTTCTTAAAAGTAAGAAGGTGCTTAACCTTATAGCTCCGTTTACCATGTTCAACAATGAGAACGAGGAATATAAGCATGCATTCGAACTGCAGCAGGCAATTGAGGCATGTAATTATGAGGTGGAACAGTATCTTACCGCTAAGAAATGGGCGGTAGTCCAGCAGGAACTTCCGTTCGATGGGGATATTCCTACGGACATTGCAGCCGACCCGGTGGGAGATGCTGCATTTGAAGAGGAAGCGAATGAGTTCCTTAAACAAGTGGTGGAACAGAGTGGCACTACTCTAACGATTGACGGGAAGAAAGTGAAGCCGCGCAATAAAAGTAAAAAAGTGAAGATTAAAGAGCCGGCAGCTTGATATGGCAGCACCTTTTTGTATCACCAAATATCCGGACGGCTTCAAACTGAAATTCATGTATCATCCGATGTTGGTTAAATGCGTGAACAATATTCCATCAGTCAAGGCTAACGCAAAGAAAGCATATCTTTTCAATGAAAAGGCGTGGTGGGTTGACTTGGCTGATGAATGGTATGTTGATACAATGGCGAAATGGGCGGTACAGCAGGGATTCTGCGGTTCCGTACAACGGTCGGAGCAAAGAAAGGCTGATATAAGCTTTGACATTGCTCCGATGCCGCAGCTGACCGTTTCCCACGGATTGCTACTTGAACCGTACGATTACCAGAAGGAGGGCATAGCCTATGCTCTGGCCCATAAACGGTGTATCTTCGGTGACCAGCCGGGACTCGGTAAGACCTTGCAGGCAATAGGCACGGTGACGATTGCAAAATCCTATCCGTGCCTTGTTGTATGTCCGGCAGCACTTAAAATAAATTGGCAGCGTGAGTTCAAGAAATTTGCTGGAAAGCAGGCGCTAATCCTTGATGATAAGAACAAAAATACTTGGCAGCGCTTCATTGAAACCAAGTGTTGTGACATCTTCATCACTAACTACGAGAGCCTGAAAAAGTTCTTTGTATTGGATGTGAAGAATGATACGCGGTTTACGCTGAAATCAATCACCTTTGACCCACGTATAACCCTTTTCAAGTCTGTAATCATTGACGAGTCGCATAAGTGCAAGTCTACCAAGACCCAACAGAGTAAGTTTGTTGAGGGCATCTGTAAGGGCAAGGATTTCATTCTTGAACTGACGGGAACACCGGTAGTAAACGATAATACTGACCTTATACAGCAACTTAAGATAATGGGACGGTTGGAGGATTTCGGAGGGTATAGGACCTTCACCGAACGTTTCTGTAATGGGCCGAAGAAAGCCTCCAATCTGAAAGAACTGAACTGGCGCCTTTGGAATACCTGCTTCTTCCGGCGTGAAAAAGCCAAGGTATTGACCCAGCTTCCGGACAAGACGAGGCAGTATATTGAGATGGATATCACCACACGGCTTGAGTATGAAAAAGCGGAAAACGACCTCATACAATATCTGCGTGTCTACAAGAATGCGGATGATGAGAAGATAGCCAAGTCCATGAGGGGCGAGGTGATGGTCCGCATGGGAATATTGAAAGCCATTTCTGCGCGTGGAAAAATCAAGGCGGCTGCCGAATTCATACATGACGTGATAGACGGTGGGGAAAAGCTGATTGTCTTTGCCTACCTGAAAGAAGTGGTAATGGAGCTGAAGAATATGTTTCCGAAAGCAGTGACTGTTACCGGCGAGGATAATGCTGCCCAGAAGCAGATGGCTGTGGATGCTTTCCAGAACAATCCGGATTGTACGTTGATTATCCTTAACTACAAATCGGGCGGTACCGGGCTCACCTTGACTGCTTCCAGCCGTGTAGCCTTCATCGAGTTCCCATGGACTTTTTCTGACTGTGAGCAGGCGGAAGATAGGGCACACCGTAATGGGCAGAAGAATAACGTCAACTGTTACTATTTCCTTGGCAGGAATACCATTGATGAATACATGTATGGTGTTATCCAACGGAAGAAAGGCATAGCTAACGGTGTCACCGGAACGGACGATGTGGTTAAGGAGAATGTGGTAGATATGGCTATGGACTTATTCAAAGGTAAATTATGAGAAAAAGACAGACTACACCGCAATCGGAAAGTCAGATACAGCATAGCTGTCTGACTTGGTTCCGGATTCAATACCCGTCTTTGAGTCTTATGTTGTTCGCCGTTCCCAACGGTGGAAAGCGTGATGCCAGGACTGGAGCACAAATGAAGTACGAGGGAAGTGTAAGGGGTGTTTCCGATTTGATACTGCTTGTACCTAAGAAAGGATTTTCCGCTCTTTGCATCGAAATGAAGAGACCGAAAGGGAAACAAAGCGAGGAGCAGATAAGATGGCAGAGAGAGGCTGAAAAATTCCGAAATAAATATGTGGTATGCCATTCTCTTACTGAGTTTATGAATGAAGTCAATTCTTACCTATTATGAACTATATTGAGCTAATAAAGAACTTCTGGTTGCAACATAACGCATATTCGCTAACTGTCACAGAAACCGCTTTGTATTTCTACCTGTTAGAAACTAACAACCTCTGTAGGTGGGCGAATACGTTTAACCGTAACAATGGTAAAGTTCTTGCAGACCTTAGCATAGCCTCTCTAAAGACTTTGTCAAATGCTCGGAATAGATTAAAACAAGTAGGATTGATTGACTTCAAAACGAAGAATGGAAGCCCGAATGTAGTGTACACCTTGGTAAAATTTACCGAGGTTGGTGCCGAGGTTGGTGCGCAGGTTGGTGCCGAGGTTGGTGCCGAGATAATAAAACATAAACATAAACAAAAACAGGTGGGTAATTCTGGCGAGTTATTCCCACCGGACCAACCTCCGAAAAAGAAACCTCCGAAACCCAAGGTAGAGTTCATTCCACCTACCGCCGAAGAGGTGAAAGAGTATTTCCGTGATAAACTTCCCGATTGGGAACTGCAAGCGGATATTTTCTACAATCACTTTTCCGGTCTCGGTTGGAAAACTGCTACCGGTGCCAAGGTGGAACGTTGGGATAGTCGGGCCAATCTTTGGATAATCGAGAAAAAACAACAGGACAATGGAAAAACAGAAAATCAAGCCCAAAGACAAAACAATCGGGATGCTGATAAGGCAGCAAAGGCAAGAAACCTCCTTGACGAATATGCAGCCATCGAACAGGGAAGTAATGCTATCAGCCATCAAGGAGAAATACCCGACCTTTAGTAAGGCTTCTGCCGTATATTCGACATCACTCCAACCGCTACTTCTTGCCGATATTGAGAAAGCATACAGTGAGAAGTCCCCCACGCTGTCAGACCTTGAACGGATGTACGGATATGGTTCCTCGTCTCTGTGGGTAAAGACGCAGTTACTGACCATTGATTTTGCTTCTTCCACGAAGGAGGGGGCCGATGAAAATGCCTTGAATGAGTTCTCTGGACTGTTCGTTAGCCAGTATCACTACATCAAACTGACGGAGTTCATATTGTTTGTCGCACGGTTCAAGCTGGGAAGGTATGGTAAGTTCTATGGTTATTTCGATACGATAACCGTTGGCGAAGCATTTCGGAAATTTCTTCGGGAACGGTCAGATGAACTGGATATTATCATTCGTCGACGCAATAACCAAGCTTTGGAGGAACAACAAGCTCCGGTAAAACGGAATCACCAACCGCCCGACGACTTACGGGCAAAACTGAATTTGAAATGAAAGAGACCAAACTGATAGCGACTATTCTGTCAATCCTGGCAGTATATGCCGCTTTTTATTTTGTCTGCTACTGGATAGCAGACTATTGTTTAAGGACTTACTTGTAACTGATGAAAAAAGACACACGATTATGAAACCAAGAAAACAACTAATTGACGCCGCCGTAGCCAATGGTAGCTTCAGAGAATGGGCAAAAGTTCCTAATGACTGGAAACCGAAGGAGATTGATTGAGTTATGAAATCATTGAAAGAGATATTATGCAGCTTAGAAGGGTTGTCCGACATTGAATTATTTGTCATAGACCTATTCTGTGGGGCCGGTGGTTTGTCGGAAGGCGTGGAAGAAGCCCGTTTAAATGGCAATAGATGTGCAAAAGTCGTTTGCTGTGTGAATCACGATAAGAATGCTATCCTTTCACATGATGCCAACATTCCTGATGCACTTCATTTCATTGAGGATATTCGTACACTGGAGCTTTCACCGATAAATACTATTGTTGAACGTATCCGTGAATTATATCCTGATTCGATGATAATGCTTCATGCTTCTTTGGAGTGTACCAACTTCTCGAAAGCTAAAGGCGGTCAACCGAGAGATGCTGATAGCCGGACGCTGGCAGAACATCTCTTCCGTTATATTGATGTTATAGCCCCTGACTACATTCAGATTGAAAATGTAGAAGAGTTTATGTCATGGGGAGATATGGATGAGAATGGGAAACCTATCAGCATGGATAAAGGAAGACTTTATCAGAAGTGGGTACGCAACGTGAAAAAATATGGTTACAACTTTGAACACCGTATCCTGAATGCTGCCGACTTCGGCGCCTATACCACAAGAAAACGCTTCTTCGGCATCTTTGCTAAAAAGAGTTTGCCGATAGTATTCTCTGAACCGACCCACTGTAAGGGTGGTAGGCAAGATATGTTTTCGCGGCTGGAGAAGTGGAAGCCGGTAAAGGATGTACTTGATTTCTCTGATGAAGGAACTACCATCTTCAGGGAAAAGCCTCTTGCAGAGAAAACGCTTGAGCGTATCTATAACGGACTTATCAAGTTTGTAGCCGGAGGAAAGGATGCCTTCCTCGTGAAGTATAATTCTATGAACCGTACGGGGAAATATAACGCTCCTGGGATTGACGAACCATGTCCGGTGGTAACAACACAAAACAGACTTGGAGTAGCGCAAGTTTGCTTTCTTTCCAAACAATTCAGCGGACATCCCGAAAGCAAGAATGTATCAGTGGAAGAGCCTGCCGGAACAATCACATGCAGGGACCATCATGCCTTCGTATCAGCGCACTATGGGAACGGCTTTAATCGTTCGGTAAACGAGCCGTCTGCGACAGTTACAACAAAAGACAGATTATCATTAGTAACTCCAAGGTTTATCGCCAATGAGTATTCCGGTGGAGGACAACATACAAGTATTGATAATATTTGTCCGGCAATTTTAACCAATCCCAAGCAAAAACTTATAACATGCAAGCCTTGGATTATGAATACTTCTTTCTCAAATATTGGTAGCAACATAGAGGAACCGGCACAGACAATAACCGCAAACCGGAAATGGCATTATCTGATGAATCCACAGTTCAACAGTGCTGGCAGCTCCGTTGATAACCCCTGCTTCACCCTGATAGCACGAATGGATAAGATGCCGCCCTATCTGGTAGCAACAGAAAGCGGTCAGATAGCGATTGAAATCTACGACAATGATAGTCCTATGACCGTGAAGATAAAGGAGTTCATGTCACTGTATGGCATAGTGGATATTAAAATGCGGATGCTTCGCATTCCTGAACTAAAACGTATCATGGGCTTTCCGGAAGATTATGTGTTAGTTGGTACACAAGCTGACCAGAAGAAGTTTATCGGAAATGCGGTAGAGGTTACACAGGCAAAGAAGAATGCCGAAGCACTTTGTGCAAAACTTAGAGATTTAAGATTGAAGAAATTAAAAGAAGTAGCTTAATGAAAGAATATATAGAATTTTTAAAAGACAAGATGGCCATCAGCTGTCAGACCGGGTTCGAGGTCAATCCGGATGAACTGACACCGTCGTTATATCCCCATGTGAAAGATACAGTCCGCTGGGCGGTGTCTGGCGGTTGCCGTGCGATATTCTCCAGTTTCGGTATGCAGAAAACCGTTACTCAGTTGGAGATACTTCGGGTAGTCCTGAAACACAAAGGCGGCAAAGGGCTGATAGTTTGTCCCAAACGTGTAGTGGTTGAGTTCCTTACACAAGCGGAACAACATCTGCACATGAAAGTGACCTATGTACGAACTATGGCTGATGTGATGATATGCCCGACTGACATCATGGTTACGAACTACGAGCGTGTGCGCGACGGTGAAGATGGTGTAAGAATAGAACCTTCCTACTTCACCGCAACATCATTGGATGAAGCGAGCGTATTACGTGGTTTCGGTACCAAGACCTATCAGGAGTTCCTTCCCTTGTTTGCGAATGTTCCCTACCGCTTTGTCGCCACCGCCACGCCATCGCCCAACAGATATAAGGAACTGATACATTATGCCGGTTATCTCGGTGTGATGGATACCGGGCAGGCACTTACCCGTTTCTTTCAGCGTGACAGCACGAAGGCGAATAACCTTACCCTTTATCCGCACAAGGAGAAGGAGTTCTGGTTGTGGGTAAGTACATGGGCGTTGTTCCTCACCAAACCGTCCGACCTTGGTTATCCCGATACCGGATATGAATTGCCGGAACTGCGTGTACATGAAGAAGTGGTTAGTGTTGACAACTCCACAGCCGGAACCGACCGTGACGGACAAGTGAAGATGTTCCGTGAGGCAGCTCTCGGACTTGCCGACGCAGCGAAAGAACGTCGGGACAACATGCAGGAAAAGATTGTCCGTGTGGTGGAAATCATTAACCGTCCTGAAAACAAAGACGACCATTTCCTTTTATGGCATGACCTGGAGAATGAACGGAAGGCTTTGTGTGATGCCATACCCGGATGTAAGGCTGTGTACGGCTCGCAGGATGATGAGGAAGCCGACGAAGTGATAGCGGACTTTAAGGACGGCCGTCTGAAATATCTGGCCGCCAAACCGGAGATGCTTGGTGAAGGTTTGAACTTCCAGTACCACTGCCATAAGGCAATCATGTTCATCGACTACCGTTTTAACGACAAGTTCCAGGCGATAGCCCGTATCTACCGTTTCATGCAGCAGCATCCGGTTGACCTTTATCTGGTCTATGCGGAAAGTGAGGGAGAGATATACAAGAGCTTCATGCAGAAGTGGGCGCAACACCGCGAGATGGTAGCCAAGATGACCGATATAGTCCGCGAGAACGGTTTGTTCGGCTTGCAGGCAGAGGAAAAGATGATGCGGTGGATGTTTGCTAGCAGGGAAGAAAAGTCCGGTAAACTGTGGAGGGCAATCAATAATGACAATGTTCTTGAATGCCAGACTATGGAAAGTAATTCGGTGGACTTGATTGTAACCAGCATCCCGTTCTCCAACCACTATGAGTACACTCCGACCTATAACGACTTCGGGCATAATGAGGACAACGGCAAGTTCTTCGAGCAGATGGATTATCTTACACCGGAGCTTATGCGTATTCTTAAACCCGGTAGGTTAGCTTGCATCCATGTGAAAGACCGTGTTTTGTTCGGCAACGCTACTGGTGACGGTATGCCTACCATTGACCCGTTCAGTGAAATGACTGTATTCCACTACATGAAACACGGTTTCCGCTACATGGGGCGCATCACGGTGGATACGGATGTGGTAAGGGAGAACAACCAGACTTATCGGCTTGGATATACGGAGATGTGCAAGGACGGTTCAAAGATGGGTATCGGTTGTCCTGAATATGTCCTTCTTTTCCGCAAGCTTCCTTCTGACACCTCACGGGCTTATGCTGATTTGCCGGTGACCAAGAACAAAAGCGAATATTCGTTGGCCCGTTGGCAGATAGACGCTCATGCAAGTTGGAAATCTTCGGGTAACTCTCTATTGAGTTACGAGGACATGAAAGGGGCCGGCATTGACAAGATACGCCACCTATTCAGGAACTACGAGCGTGGGCACGTCTATGATTATGAGGAACACGTATCATTCGCCGAAGAGCTGGAGGCATACGGAAAACTGCCAAAGACATTCATGGCCGTTGACCCGGTAAGCAAGAAGCCTTGGATATGGGATGATGTCACCCGGATGCGCACGCTGAATACTAAGCAGTCGCAGAAGAAACGGCAGAATCATATTTGTCCCCTTCAGTTGGATATTGTCGAAAGATTGATTGAACGGTATTCAAACAGGGGTGAACTGGTGTTTGACCCGTTCGGAGGTATCGGCACCGTTCCCTATTGCGCTATCAATCTGGGGAGGAAAGGTCTGTCAACCGAACTCAATTACGACTACTGGAAAGATAGTCTTTCATATCTGTATGAGGCAGAGATGGAGGTCAGTGCACCCACATTGTTCGACTTAATGAATGATGCCGTATGAACATTCACCAGATAGTTCCCCGTTCGGATTGCACCTCCTTCGCCAAGTGCGGCAAGCACTCACTTGCATATTGCAGGAGGTACGGTGCGTCCGAATGCGGACCATGTGAGATTGTGAGGAGGAAACCCCGTAACCGGGTGGTGGTTGACGGAGTGGAGCGTAAACTGTGCACCCGTTGCGGTAGAGCACTTCCGTTATCCAGGTTCTTCGATAGGACAGCCCGTCGTAACGGTAAGGAATACCATCTGAAAGCGTCATGGTGCAAGATGTGTATGGCAGAGGTACAGAGCGAGCGGAATAGAAAAAGGAAAATGAATTGAGATTAACATGTGCAAAAAGAAGCCATTTCTGCACATGAAGTATTAACACGAGCGGAAACCGGTGGTTCTTGCTCACAATAAGAAATATATGAAACAGACAGTAGAAGAAGCAGCCAAACAAGGAGCTGAAGGATATAATATCGTCGGGCAGAATATTTATAAGTCCGGATTTATTGTCGGTGCGAACTGGCGCATCAATAGCGTATGGCATAAGACTAAAGATGAAGTGCCACAAGCTCATGGAGAATACGAAAATGAACATTATCCGCAGATACCATGCCTTGTGTATGGAAAGTTAAGCACTGGAACTGGTTACGGTGTCCGCTATTGGAACGTAACAGAGCAATGCTGGGACGATGAAGAGTGCGATGATTACGAGTGCTCTAAAGATGCCATTGATGAATGGGCGTATTTGGATGATTTAATATCAACTGAAGAGTAATGATTATGAAACAGACGGTAGAAGAAGCTGCATGGCAAGAGCTTATGTCAAGCTATGCAATAGTGGTTAAAGGTGAGTTTGCATATCAGCAACAAGCAATGCTAAACATGTTCAGAAAAGGTGTCGAATGGCAGGCAAAGCAATCACCGTGGATAAGCGTAGAGGATGCAATACCAAACAAACAAGCAAAAGGCATGTGTCAAGTGAAATTTGTTGATGGTAGTATTGATGAAATGGCAATGCGAGAAGTGGATAAATGGATATACCCCTACATCAAGACTGGATATGTTACTCATTGGAGACCTATTTAGTTTTTCGATGAGATGCTAGCAATAATGAATTAAAGAGAAAGGAGATTGAAACGAGGATACCTGTCACGTATCCTCGGAAAGATGATTCTTTTAACGATGACTACAAGGTAGTCTTCTACAATGTTCTCTCACGTGTTCACATTTGCCAAACCGGAATCTGTAATAGGAACGAACATGTACAGGTTTGTCGCTACAACACTGGACTGTTTTACTGTTTTGAGACAGAGCCTCATTCTAACAGTTCTAAAAAGAATGAGGATGTCTATAATTTAATGTTACCATTAATTTAACCCATTAGTTTTCCCTCTGATTTTGTTTGTATTTCAGAGATGCTATTGGGATTACAAAAATAATCATTAATCTTTAAAATTCAATGCAATGAAGTCAATAACCATAAAACAACCATGGGCAAGTTTAATATCAAGTGAGAGGATATTAAAAGTTATCTCTATCACAATTAATGTTTATCTTTTGATTTTTTTAATAGCAGAAAAACTTTATTGAGTTTCCGTAAATTAAAATCGTATATTTGCAGTGAATACACGACTTGAATGTAGAATTTAAGTGATATTATAACCTTAATAAAAAAAGTGATGAAGGTATTTACTGTACAAACCTTGGAAAATTTTATGTCTTTACAAAACGGCCTCCCTGAAATGGATTTCTTCAGAGGTCAATCTTCTTCTGAATATAAATTGATACCTTCAATAGGTCGGAGGTTCAAGGAAGGACAGGAGGACGTGTTGAAGCAATATGAGAAGGAGGTATTTGAGGATTTTAAAAGAAAATATTCAATGTTTACGGGTGCACGCCCTAAAAATGATAAGGAATTTCTATTTCTAGCACAACACTATGGACTTCCAACGAGACTTCTTGATTGGACTTATAATCCTTTGATTGCATTATATTTTGCATGTTGTTCAAATTTTGATAAAGATGGAGTTGTTTATCATAGTTGTCCATTCTCAATGATGGTTTTCGATGAAGATAAAGATGACATACTTTCATTTCCCGCAATAACTTTATTAGTTCCTAATATGACAGATGTTAGGTATAAAAATCAAAATGGCATATTTGTACTTTATCCAGAACCTTGGAAGGAAAATTTCGAATTTATCTATGCAAAATATATAATCCCTGTACAATATAAACAAAACATATTGAGTAAACTTGAAAAAATAGGAATCACAAGATCATTTATAATGCCTTCTTTGGATAGTTTGTGTAAGGATATTGTCGATATTCATGATTTAAGGTATCCGTACGCAATAAAATGAGATTAATATGGATTCGATATACAATCAATATTAAGAGTTTTTCAAGTATCAAAATTATTCTTACATCGTTTGTTAGATAGAAACATCGACTATAACTAACCAGCGTAAAATTTCTACAGACAATCCTTGTCAGTGCTTTGTGAATACCCGGAAACTGCTTTGTGGCGGTTATCGGGTATTGTATTTCCAACCAATTAATACCCAAATATCATGAACTTAAATGAATTAAGAGATAAAGCCTACCGTAACGCAGTAACGCACGGTTTTCACGATGAAGAACTGAGTAACGAACACTGCCTTTGCCTTGTCATATCCGAGCTTATGGAAGCTGTGAAAGCTGACAGGAAAGGACGATTTGCCAAAGTTCCGGTCGATAAAAAAGGTACAATATTTGACGAACGGACTTTTCATTATCAAAATAAGTATTTTGCGGAAAACTTTGAAACATATATCAAAGACTGTGTGGAAGACGAGCTTGCCGACGCCTGCATACGCCTGCTTGATTTGGCTGGATTAAGAAATATATCCATTGATGATTTTTCAGGTGAAATGATATACGAAGCAACAGAAAGCTGCAATAATGAGACCTTCACAGAAAGCATATACGCTATATCTACAATTCCTATACGGTGTGAGTATGAATATGACAGTCTATTAGAAAATCAATTAAATAGCATGCTATTGGCTATTTTCGGGTTTGCCAAACATCTGAACATAGACCTTATATGGCATGTGGAGCAGAAGATGCGATACAATGAATTGAGAGAAAATAAACATGGAAAAAGTATTGATTATGAAACGTGAAATAAAATTCAGAGGGAAAAGCATTGATACGGGGAAATGGATATATGGATTTCTCTCTTTTTTCTATACTGCCGGAAGGAACGAAAACGGGCTTATCCTCACGGACAAGGCGAAGATATATTCCCCAGAAGACTGCCGGTGCGATGACGTATGGGCTGAAACCGTTGGGCAGTTTACCGGCTTGTGCGATAAGAACGGGAAAGAAATATACGAAGGTGACATACTTGTATGTGGTCAATGGATAGCTCTTGTATTGTGGAACAAAAAACTCGCGACATTCGCATTACAATTCGATTTTGAAAAAGAAGTCGGCATGAAACCTTTAGGCGAATGGCAGACTATGACAATCGTCAGTAATATTTACGATAGCCCGGAATTATTGAAAGGGAATAAGCCATGAAAATAAGTTTTGTCTTTTTTCTTGTGAATAAATACAGATTGTATATGTGTGGTAGCCATTCAGATTTGGTTATCTTTGCACACTGAATTTAACTCTGTTTTTATAATCTTATTTTATTTGTAAGGAAATGAATTTATTTTTATTGAACACAACTACTACTGGAGGAAAACTGGAACAGGCATTGGAAAAGTTGGTGGATTTTGGCATGGATGCCGGTAAGGACATATTAATTGCCTTTTTAATCTATGTAATCGGACGTTTCATCATCAAACAGATAAGTGCATTAGTAGCCAAGCTATTCGAAAAACGAAAGATTGAAACCAGTGTACAGACCTTCTTGAAGAGTCTGATAAAGATACTGCTGAACATGATTCTTGCTTTTGCCATAATCGGCAAACTCGGTGTGGAGACCACCAGTTTTGCGGCGTTACTCGCATCTGCCGGTGTAGCTGTGGGTATGGCGCTGTCCGGTAATCTCTCAAATTTTGCCGGTGGACTGATTATACTTGTTTTCAAACCGTTCAAAGTAGGTGACTACATAGACGGTCCGGGAGTAAGTGGTACGATAAAGGAAATACAGATATTTCACACTATACTTTCCACTCTTGACAACCGCATGATTTATGTACCTAATGGAAGTCTCAGTGGTAATGCCGTCACTAATTACAGTAAGCAGGACAAACGTCGTGTTGAATGGGTATTCGGTGTTGAATACGGTGAGGATGTAAAGAGGGTCAGAGCCGTTTTACAGCGCATAATCAATGCAGACAGCCGTATATTGGATACACCGGCTCCCCTTATTGTCTTAGGTTCATTGAGTGCAAGCAGCGTTGATATTACGGTGCGCGTCTGGGTAAAAAGCGCTGACTACTGGAGTGTACTGTATGATATCAATGAAATAGTTTATACTACATTTAATGAAGAAGGAATAGGATTTCCCTTCCCGCAGCTCACTCTACATCACGCAAAAGATTGAGCTTATTATCTATAACAGTTTCCATTTATCAAGAATTTGAAGCTTTATGTTTGCTCTGAAAAGTATGCTATACTGTTCATTAATTCCGAAAAAGAAATCATAAACTCCTTTTGTTTGCTTTTAAACATTATCGGTTGCTAATTTATTGAAGCTTTATATATAGATTTGCAAGTATTTCTTAATTAGGATATGATATAAAAAGATTATTTTAACTGTTTCAGCTTTTATAGCTGTTAGTGGTGTTTATGACAAAAAAGCGGTAGAAGGTTTTGACAAGAATAACAACCTAATATTTTTTTAATTTGTAATTATGATGAAAAAAAGTTTCTTGACTGTTCTATTTGCGCTGTTCTGCACGATGGGATTTGCGCAATTGTCTTTCAATGTAAAGGCCGGTCTTAATCTCAGCAGTTACATCGGTGAAAACTCTGACCATTCCAAATTTAAACCAGGAGCACGCATTGGAGTGGGAATGGAATACCAATTCAGCGGCCTTGTTTCCTTACAGCCCTCGCTATTCTTCTCACAGAAAGGTGCGAAATATTCAAGTGGATATAGCGGTAGCGTCGTAGATGCGGATGCAGATGTGAAGATCAACCAGCTTTATTTGGAATTGCCCATCAATGTACAATTCCGTTTCAATATTGCAGACAATACTAACCTGGTCATTGCGACAGGGCCGTATCTTGCCTGTGGGGTAGGTGGTAAAGCCAAGTTCGATGGCAAGGCATCTGTTGGAGGTATCAATATCAATGGAGATGAGAAAGTCGATACATTCAGTGATGACGGCTTGAATTACAATAGGTTCGATGCCGGTTGGAACATCGGTCTTGGGGTAGAGTTTGGCCGAATTCTTGTGGGGGTTGACACACAGCTTGGCTTCTGCAAGATTATGGATGGGGATGCTCCGCACAATGCGAATATCGGTATTACTCTGGGGTATAAATTTTAAATAGTTCCCTTACGATCCCTTGATTGAGTATATTTTTATTAATAGTTTAACTTTTTTATTGTAGACAATCTATAAATTATTTTATCTGTTTTAAAATAAAACGGTGTAGTATGAAAAAATTATTCATTTTATTAGGAACTCTTTTTTTGTTGTCAGTAGGTGCTTATGCGCAGAAAGGGAAACAAGCCATAGGTTTCGGTCTTGGTTATGGTACAGAAATTGAAAGTATCGGATTGGGAATCAAGTATCAGTATAATATAACCAATCCTATACGTATCGAGCCCTCTCTTAATTATTTTTTTGAAAATGACAATGTAAGCATGCTGGATGTGAACGTGAATTTTCATTATCTGTGTCCGGTAGCTAGCAATGTCAAGCTTTATCCACTGTTTGGGTTGACTTTGTCCAACTGGATGTTTGATATGTATGATGTTGACTGGGATGGGGATCATGTTCATGTGGATGGCGATGGGAATCATAATGAATGTCGTTTCGGTGTAAACTTGGGAGTTGGAGCCGAATTTGCATTGAGCCGTAATTGGGCCATGAATCTTGAATTTAAGTACCAGTTGGTCAGTGATTTTGATCAGGGTGTCATCAACATCGGGGCTGCGTACAGATTTTGAAGAAAATATCGGAACAGAAATCTCATTGATATAAAAGAGGGGATAGGCATAGTTTAATGCTTATCCCCTCTTTTTTAGTGTTTCAATGCTTGGATTTCAAAGCCAAATCAATCGTCATCATCATCATCATCGTCATCATCATCGTAATATCGATAGTGCTTCTTGTGGTGTCTCTTCGGTTTTTTATATTTGTGTTTCTTATGGTGAAATTTATCATGGCGCTCACAGTATGAATTATAGTATTCATGCCAGCAGTCACTATGGTGATGGACTCTGTCATAGAAAGGGGTATAATATACACTTCCCGGATTTATGCCAATCTCCACAAGAATACGGTTCCATCCGTAACGTTGATACCGGTTGTAATAATCGCATACATCATGCATCTTTTTTCCGGAAGTTCTGGCTACCTCAAGTGCAATCCCCACATTTCCCCAGTCTTTTCCACAGCGTCTGTAGTAATCGTCCAAGGAACGGTTTGAAATATTGTATTCCAGACATAGGCGCTTTCTGTAATCAGAAAGTTCCACGGCTGCGTAGCGGTTGGCTCTGCCAATAAAGATGGAAATGCCATCCTGGGCAGGCAAGGTGCAGGCCAATAGGAGAAAAAGCAGTAGTAAATTAATCTTTTTCATAATGTTTTTAAATTAGGTGGATCTTTACTGTATAAAATTAGGACGGCCTTTTTTACAACTCTTATTCCAGTTTTTCTTTTGCTTTTTCAATTTCATCCCCGGCTTCATCCAGGGCTTTCCTCACATCATCTGCTCCCTCCTCAATCTGTTCTTGTGCTTCTTCAAGTGCGTCTTCAACAGATTCCTTTACATTTTCTACACGATCCTTAACCTTGTCTTTTGCTTTTTTCTCTCTGCATGATGTAAAGCCAAGTGCAATTGTGCATGCCAATATGGCAAATAAAAACTTTTTCATATTCTTACATTTAGTGATATTGTTTGATTCGTTAAAATTCAAATGTAGAAATAAATATTGTCTTTAGCAAATGGTGGAAACATTTTTAAAGATAATGTAGGAGTAAAATATCTTATTTATTGGTACAATATGTAATGAAAGTCTTCCAAATAATCGGATAAATTGGAGACAACTTGCTTTTGAGATGTAGCCTGTAATATGTACAAAAAAGGCTATCCTCCCGGACAGCCAATCTTTTTGTTAACCTTAATCTAATACTATGAAAAACACATTGCAAAGGTAAGGTTTTGTGGAAGTTATGCAAATTATGAGCCTTTGTTCAGCCATCTTATAACATGGTTTAGCTGGTAAATGTACTTGTTAACCATTAACGGTGTAATTGTTAAATTGAAGGTTGGGATTTATTTAAGGTATTGCTGGCTAAAGCAAAATCTTCTGCCAAATCGTGTCAGTAACTTCTTTGATGCCGAATAGTCCGTTCGTGGATTATTCGGTATCTTTATTTTGTAAATCAAAATAATAAAGTATGTACGCAGTAAATCAGTATGATGCAGTTGCAGAGAGTTATGATTCTCTGTTCAAAGACAAAGCCAGTATTGAGGAGAATCGTAAGATTGCCTCAATGCTTTTTGAGGTTTCAGGGATTTTTCTGGATGTGGGATGTGGTACGGGGTTACTCCTTGATATTCTGAAAGTGTCTCCGGATGAATATTGGGGTATTGACCCAAGTAGTAAGATGCTTGATGTTTTCAGAAAGAAGCATCCGGAGTATAATAATTTGTGTATTCCGTTTGAGTTGCTCAATTTAAAGTTTGCAACATTCAATAGCATTGTAGCTTTGTTCGGCTCGGCCAGTTACATTGATATTGAAGCACTGACGGATATTCCCGAAGGAAAGAATATTTTCCTCATGTTCTACAAGGAGAATTATCATCCGGTAACTTATAAACGTACCGGCTGTAATCTGGAACATTACAGTCATTCAAGGAGTGAGCTGGAGGAAAGATTTCCTCATTGTGAAGTAAGGGAGTTTGATAACTATTATATCGTGACGAACGTATGATATTGTATTCAGAGCAGAATGTATATGAAGCGGCAAAAGACCGGATAAGGAAGTTGTTTTCTATGGGGGACAGATTAGGTGTTTGTTTCTCCGGAGGCAAGGATAGTACTGCCTTATTACACCTTACTTTGGAAGTGACAAGTGAATTGGGCATTCAAAAGTTGCCGGTTATATTTCTTGATCAGGAATGTGAGTACACATATACTGTTGAGTATATGCGTTATGTTATGTCATTGCCAGAGGTGGAACCTATTTGGGTGCAAATTCCGTTCCGGTTATGGAATGCGAACAGTGGTGACTGGTTTATCCCTTGGGAGCCAGGGAAAGTGTGGATGCGTGAGAAAGAAGATGTCTCTTTTAAGGAAAACGTCTATGGAGTCGACAGATTTAAGGATATGTTTGATGCCATCGCATATCATCACTTGGGAGGGGGGTATATATCTTTGGGAGGTGTCCGTATTGAAGAGTCACCAGCTCGTCGTGCTGGATTGACGGGAAAGGAAACCTTGCCAGGAATGACATATGGAAAACGTTGTAGCCATGGTGTTGTTATATATCCTTTGTATGATTGGTCATATCGCGATATATGGTATTACATCTTCTCCAATCGGTTGAAATACAATAAGGTCTACAACTATATCTTTTCAAAGGAACCGTTGCGTTCTGCAAGGGTATCTTCTCTTATCCATGAGAACAGTAATCAGAATATTCCTTACTTGCAAGAGATTGACCCGAAGGCTTATAATGCCATGTACATGCGTATTCCCAATATTGGCACAACGAACCATCTTCTGTTGGATGCCTTTGAAGAGGTAAGAAACTATCCCAACTGTTTCAAGGACTGGCCGGAATATCTGCAATATCTCATAGACAATATCGTAGCTGAGAGCAAGAATAAAGTAATTTTTACCAATAATCTAAATACGGTGGTTGATAAGATTGCGGGCTGGTCTGATTCCGATCGCGTTGATATATATCGCGCCTTTGCCCGTGGTATCATCACAGAGGACTTTGAACAGACAAAGTTGAATAATAGGTTATTGGTTCATAAATCAAAGTATAAATATGGAAAAACTAAAAGAAATAATCATCCGGATGCTTGATGAAGCGCCAGATAAAATAAACTTCTTCAATGAGATAAGACAGATTTTATTCTCTCTGTCTCCTGAAAAGGCCAATCCGGTGGACCGTGTCCTCTGGGTACCGATGGATATGGTGAAGGCGAACAACTATAATCCGAACGCTGTGGCAAAGCAGGAGATGCAGCTCCTTTATACTTCCATTCGTGAAGATGGATATACACAGCCAATTGTTACGATTTGGAGTGAAGAGGAGCAAAAGTATATTATTGTCGACGGGTTTCATCGTAACCTTATCGCGCGCATGTATAAGGACATTGCCCAGCGCAATAGTGGGCGTCTTCCCATTGTTGTCATTGACAAGGATATCAACGACCGTATGGCTTCTACGGTCCGTCACAATCGTGCCCGTGGCAAGCATTCCGTTGATGGCATGACAAACATCATTTATAACATGATAAAAAACGGTGAGTCGGATGCTGTTATTTGTAGAAAGCTTGGCATGGAGCCGTTGGAGCTTGTGAAGCTGAAGCATATTACCGGTTTTGCCAAGATGTTCAGGAATTATGAATACAGCAAAGCCATCAAAGAAATTGTTCATCATACAAACTCATTGGAATTATAACTATGGATATACAGAGCATTGCAATAGATAGGATTATTCCGTATTGGAATAATGCCCGGAACAATAGTAAGGCTGTTAAGCCGGTAGAAGAGTCAATAAAGAAATATGGTTTCAATCAGCCGCTTGTGTTGGATAAGAATTTTGAAATCATTGTTGGTCATACACGGTATTTTGCCCTTTTGAATCTTGGATATAAAGAGGTCCCGTGCATCATTGTGGACTTGGACGAGGAAAAGGCGCGTCAGTATCGTATCGCAGATAATAAGACATCAGAATTTGCGTCATGGGATGAAGAGAAACTGATACGTGAGCTTAGGACAATGAATGTACCTGCAGATATGCAAGACTTCTTTTTTGAACCCATAGACCAGTTACTCGGTTTTGACATGAATTTTATTCCGACAAACAATTATGTCACGGAAGAGTCGCAATCAGAAGCGGCAAAACAGGAATTCAGTGAGGAAATGCATCGCCAAGAGAATGAATCTTTCAGGAAGAAGGCAGAACGTATTGAAGAAGGTCTGGAGCAGGAAAGAACTGAATATATTGAACTTGCATGTCCTCATTGTGGAGAGATTATCAGAATGAAGAAATAATATGGCGGCACCGACGGGAAATAAATTTTGGATGTTAAGGAGCAAGCATGGGAGGGATAAACTCTTTTCCACGCCAGAACTCTTATGGGAGGCGGCATGTGAGTATTTCCAATGGTGTGATGAAAATCCCTGGTTGTCCAAAAAGGCCATTCAAAAGACTGTTCCGGTAAAAAGGAAAAAAGGGAAGAAGGTGGAGACAGTCAATGAGCAACAAGTACAACAAGAAGTTTCCCCGACTTCCCGTCCGTATTCCCTAACCGGGTTCTGTATTTATGTAGGTGCTTCTTCCAAGTGGTGGAGCACTTTTCGTTCCGAATGTAGAAATAAGAATGATGAAGATTTTTTGGAGGTCATCGCACGCGTGGAGGAAACCATCGAAACGCAGCAGTTTGAGGGAGCGTGCGTTGGAGCTTTCAATGCGAATATCATTGCCCGAAAGTTAGGGCTTGTTGACAAGCAGGAGGTGGACCATACGAATGCAGGAAAAGAGTTCAAAGGATTTAATTTTCTACCATATACAGAAGATGCGGAGAAAGTCAAGTAATGGGATATAAGGTCAATATAAAGCAGAGGTTAGCCTATAACTACCTTCGTGACGATGTTACGAAGTTTCTGTGTTATGGTGGCGCTGGTGGAGGTGGAAAATCATGGCTTGGGTGTGAATGGCTTATGCAATGTGCTTACTATCTCCCGGGCACTCGATGGTTCGCTGGCCGAAATAATTTGAAAGATAGCCGTGAGTCTATCTCTGTCACTTTCAACAAGGTGGCAAAGTGGCATCGATTCACTGATTACAAGCAGACCAATGACGGTATACTTTTGGGGAATGGGTCGGAAATCATCTTTCTTGACTTGACATATTATCCCGTCAAAGACCCGATGTATGAGCGATTGGGCTCTAAGGAGTTTACTGGAGGGTGGATTGAAGAAGCCGGGCAGGTTCACTACCTCGCATTTGAGGTTTTGAAGACGCGTATAGGACGGCACTTGAATGATGTGTATGGAATATCCGGAAAGATACTTATCACTTGCAATCCGAAGAAGAACTGGCTTTATCGTGAGTTCTATAAACCGTGGAAAGAAGGCAGGCTGGAAGCCCCATACGCTTTTATTCAAGCATTGGTGCAGGATAATCCCTACGCTACCGAGGACTACATAGATACGCTCCGTAATACCAGGGACAAAGTGACAAAGGAGCGCTTGTACTATGGTAATTGGGAGTATGACAACGACCCGACAGCACTCTGTGATTATGATGCTATTTGTGACCTATTCGCAAATGAGCACGTAAAACCGATAGGATTATCGACGGGAGCAGCTGACCTTGCCATGAAAGGACGTGACCGCTTTGTCGGAGGGCACTGGGTAGGCAATGTGTGTTATATCCGGTTAGACCAGGAATATAGCACGGGTAAATCTATTGAGACGGACCTTAAAAACATGATGATACAGTGGAAGATTCCACGTAGCATGATGGTCGTTGATAGTGATGGACTTGGAAGCTACCTTGAAAGTTATTTGAATGGCATCAAAGAATTTCATGGTGGTAACCGACCTATTAATCCAGAGTACGACAATCTGAAGTCTGAATGTGCATTTAAGCTTGCAGAGCTAATAAATAATCGGCAGATAAGAATTATATGTACGGAAGCGCAAAGAGAGCGCATAATGGAAGAATTGTCCGTCTTGAAGCAAGACCATATAGATGCCGATACCCGGAAGAAAGGGATAATCAGCAAGGAGAATATGAAAGATATACTCGGACATTCTCCGGATTACCTCGACATGTTGATAATGGCAATGCTTTTCCGTATAAAACCGATACCTAAAAGACCAAAAGCAAAATTAGGACAGATATGACAGTAAAAGAGTTTTTGATATTGAGTAACGTGGCGAGCAATGCTGCTGAACTGTTGGATCAGATAGGGAAGTTGCCTAAACCGGACTTTGTCGCAGGTGTAAGAGTTCCGGAGACTCTGAATGACCTCACTATAGGTCAGCTGATGGAACTGCAATCCATACGCAATGGAATAGATTGTATAATGGTTCCATGCCGTGTTGTCCTTGGTTTGTCTATTGATAAGATAGAGAAGTGTGGGGTAGCGGATATTTTGGGATTCTCCACATGGGTAACCAGGGAGGTTGAACGTATTACCAAGCTTTTTGAAACTACGAGCGTAGTACCGACTCCGGAAGAAAGACGTGCCGGAGTGGATAAGCTTTCGTTCGGGTTGTTTGGCTTGGTGGATTACTATGCTACCCGTATGGGGATAACTGACCATGAGCAGGTAGAGAGTGTTCCATGGGTAAGAGTGTACAAGTGTCTTGATATGGACGCGGAGAAAATACGTTATGAACGTCGATTACGAGAAATATATCAGAATAAGCAATGAATATAAGTGTAGAAAGGAAAATCGCTTCTATCGCAGAGAAGCTGGAAGGAGTTACCTATTTATTTGATAACTGGGTGACCGCCAACGTTCGGCTGGATAAGATGCCATTGCCGGCCATTATAAATCTGCTTCCTGCATCTGGGAAGTTCGTCATATCAAGGACTCAGTTAAGAGATTGCCCAAATTGCATGATTGCTTTTGTAGACAAGACGGCGTTTGATTTTGACGGGGTGGAGAATGATGAGGTTATTGAGAGGTGCAAAGGGTATGCAGTTCAATTTATCCGTGAGTTGAATAGGAGCGGGCTGTTTGAGTGGGTAAGCGATGAAGTCCCTTATTCCGTTTTCTATGATAAGCTGGATGTAAATGTTACTGGAATAGTAATAGAATTGAAACTGAAAGAGGTTCAAGGAGTACCCATGTGTTAGTTATGGAAGACAGAAGAAAGGACGTTAAAGATATACTGAACGAGGAGTTGGATAAACTTCGGCAGCGTATCATTGAGAATCATATACAAGCTGGACAGCGTGCAAGCGGAAGAACCATCAAGAGCCTGCATGTCGTAGTAGATGATAATCATGGTGTTTTATTCGGTAGACAGGCTTTTGGAGTTCTGGAAACAGGACGCGGACCGGGAAAAATCCCAAAAGGTTTTTGGCAAATAATTCAGCAATGGGTGGTGGATAAGAGGATTCAAGTAGAAAAACCTAAATCGTTTGCTTATCTCGTAGCTCGTAAGATTGCAAATGAGGGTACTAGGCTTTATCACTCTGGAACGCATGAGGATATATATTCAACGAGTGTTACACAAGCGATACGGGATATTATGGACCGTGTGTTTGGTGTTTTTCTGAACGATGTACAACATATAAATTTGCATAGTAATGAGGACGCATAAGATAGGAAATACTACAATCGAGTATCCGGATGAAATATCTTTCTGTTTCAATCCGGTAGTGATAAATATTAGTGGATATACTTGGGCATGGGTGGAAGCAACGATAACCGACGTACTTACCGGAAAGGAATATAAGGAAAAACGTGCATTATTTAAAACCGCATGTTTCTTTGATCTGTCTTTCTATATGCAATCGGCTTTTGATGCAACGGAGTTTGGCAAGATTGACTATCAATCCTCTATTCCACAAGATAGTCAGCTTGGGCGTCTGTTCTCTGTTGAAGTGGATATGTATACGTCTGATAGCACTATCGGAGAAAGTTTCCAGTTTAATACTTTTATTATTTGGGGCGCAATGAAAGTCGGCGAAAGATATAATGGTGACCGTATTCTAACATGGTTTAGGAACTTACCATTTACGGTCGGTATGTACACTGCGGGGGCCGGTACTGTTAGTGTGACTGCTGACGGTCAAGTTTTGCCGTCCATCATATTGTCTGACCGCAAAGTGTATAATCTTACTTTGCAGGGTATTGATGCGAATAGGGATGTTGTTTTGAATCTCCCTGGAACTAGTACGGGAGCAAGTGTATTCGATAATACCTTTGACTTTACTTTTCACGCATTGACGAATGTGGCCGCAAATGTGAGGCTTTTAGTTGATGAATGCACGGATGGAATTTATTTACGTTGGATAAATCGTCATGGCTTTTATTGCTATTGGTTGTTTAAACGTGGTGATGAGAGCAAACAAATTGCCAATGATGGTGAATTCATTCGTAATAATATGCAAGACTATAACTATGTTAATGGCTATCATGGAGGTTCAGGACGTAAGCAGAGAAAAACAGAAGAGAATACATTGTTGGTGTGTGCTCCTTTAGTGGACTCTGAAACGTTTGACTTCTTGTTTCAACTCGCGTTGTCACCCGTTGTTGATATGTATGCAGGTAAAAATGTGAATGGAGTTGATAGCTGGAAGGCGGTGAATGTATCTGTTGGTAATTTCAATAAGACAAGAGCTGTATTACAGGATTTCGTAGCAACAATCATATTACCAGAAACAAGAGTACAAAGCTTATGAGAAACGATATGCTATTCATTGGTGATAAACTGATGGATTTGGATGATGATACCAAAGTAACGCTCAATTTCAAAAGTAATATATTTACGGATTTGAGTAAGATTATAAGTAATAATTCTTATACTATCAAACTTCCGAATACTATACGTAATCAGTGTGCAATCATGCATGCTGATTTACCTTCATGCGACATCGTTTATCCTAGAATTAAACTGAATGCTCGTTATTTTCGTAACGGGATAGAGATACTCAATAACGCAACTGCGGTCTTATTGTCTACATCGGATGTTTTTGAATTTGCTCTTTCATGGGGTAATGTCTCTAGATTTGCAAATATTATAAGTGGAAATAAAACGCTACGTGATTTGAAGGATAGACACAATTATGAGGTCATTGCTGATGATGATTTTCCAGATTATCATGTATTTTGGAAAGTAGGTTCTTTTGAAGGGGATGCTTCCGGTAATTTTTTTATTCCTAAAGTAGACTATGGTATACGGCGGGAAGATACAACAGGGTGGTATCATCCTGGGTGTAAGGTTACCTGGATTTTGTTACAAATTATGAAAGATAATGGTGTCACTTTTACGTTTCCTGCTAATCGCGCTTTTATGTTAAGTAGATTGTTTGTACCCTTATTAACTCGTAATGATAGCAGAAGTTATGCTGCAAAAAATGCATTACATGCAGAGTTTAGTTACTATGTACATGGACGTCTTGATAAGGGAGAACCGGAAAAATTGTATTTTGCAGATAAGTCGTTTTCAAGCTATTATGGGACTATAACCAAGTTTAAAAGTAGTTCTGGAAAAATTTATATTCAAGGCTTTAAACTTAATGCTCCGAATATGAAGATTTTGATGAATGGTAATGTGTCGTTTGATGTATCCACTTCTATATACCCTAATGGAGCATGTCTGGTTGCTTATTACATTATGGATGATGATACAAGAGTCGATATTGCAACTATAGATTATAGCAAGATTGAGAGGCATAACACAAATAGTTATACTATCTATTTTGATTTTACAGATATAGAGACAGATACGCTAGAGGAAAGTAAGGAGATTTTGTTTGGATTACTTGACGCAGGGTGGATTGATGATGGTGGTATATCTATGGATAATTCATTTAGCATTACAGCTATATGTGATCAAGTGATGCCTTCGATAGATGATGAGATAAATGCAGGATATGGGCACTTCCCGATTATTGCAAATTTGCCCGAAATAAAACAGATAGATTTTATTAAAGCTGTTGCTGCAATTCTCGGTGTTTTTGCTGTTCCTGGTAAGAATGATTCAAATTCCATTGAGTTTGTTTCTGTAGATACTATTAAAGAAAATGAAACAAGAGCATATGATTGGACAAAAAAGGTTGTTGCTACTTATAAGGAGAATAAACCTAATATGTTGGAATATAGGCTGAATGATTTCGCACAGCTGAATTATCTGCGTTACAAAGAAGACTCTACGGTTAATGGCTCTTATGATGGAGCATTACAAGTATTAGATTACACTTTGGATTCAGAGCGTGATATTCTTACGCTTCCATTTGCTGGTACTGATATGGCAGGTGGCGTTGCGTCTATAAAGTTATATAAGTATGACAGTGATGGTAAATCTTCTCTAGAGAAAGTGGAGCCAAGAATTTTACTTTGTACAGATGATGCAGATGTTCTGAAAGGAACATTTGAGGAACTTGATTTTTCTTCTGTGATTAACTCTTATTACAAAAGTTATAGTGAGGTCATTTATATGCCTAAAGTAATCACAGAAAAGATAGAAATAAATGATATTGAGTTGAGAGACTTGGATATGACTGTTCCAATTTACTTGGCCCAATATGGTAGATATTATGCCATTATTTCCATTAAGGCAGAAGATACGGGAATATGTGAATGTAAATTGTTACAATTGGAGGTATAATTATGAAAGACAATACAAGTGAAAAAATATTGGAAATTCGGGTAAAGTATGATGATGCTATCCGTAAAATAGCAGAGTATCGTACGCAGTTGGATATACTTCGAAAAGTAGAACAAACTCTTAAGGAGGATTTGAAGAAAGGCCGTATGAGTAGGGAGGAATATAATATTAAATTAACCGAAAATAGGGTTGCTACCCAACAATATACAGATGCCATCCGTGTACTGAATAAACAAATTCAAAATGAACGTAAAGAGCAGACAGAGATGGAAGGAAGCCTTGTTAGGTTGCGGGCTGAGCTTTCCAATCTTACCGCTGCTTATGACAGATTAAGTCGTGTAGAGCGTGAGGGGGGCGAAGGCAAAGAGCTGCAAGATAAGATAAATGCCATTACCGATGAACTGAAAGGTGCGGAAGAAGAAACGCAGCGCTTTTATCGGAATGTGGGTAATTATAAAGATGCGATACTTCAGGCTACAGAAGCCCAAGTACCTTTTGTTTCCATATTGCGCAGTGGCGTTAGCGTCTTGCGAGGTACAAAGGAATTTGTTGGTGGTTTGAAGGATGAATTGGTTAAAATAACAGTCCAGTACAAAGCAGGAACGGTCACTGCGAATATGTTCTCTGGTGCTCAAAAAACAGCGGCTATAACAAGTAATTTGTTATCTGCAGCTTTAAAAGTGTTGAAACTTGCACTAATTTCCACTGGTATTGGGGCTATTGTTGTTTTGTTGGGCTCATTGGTCGCATGGTTGGCTAAAACGCAAAAAGGTACTGAATTTCTTTCTAATGTAATGTCCTCTTTTGGGGCAATTATTGATGTGATTATAGACCGGATTGCAAAGTTTGGTGGAGCTATTGCTAAATTCTTCTCTGGTGATTTTTCTGGTGCAGCAAAGGATATGAAGGATAGTTTTTCCGGTATTGGAAAAGAAATTTCAAATGATGCGAAACAAGCGTGGGCACTGAATGATGCATTGCAACAGTTAGAGAAATCGGAAACAATGCTTAATATGAAGCGTGCGGCAAGTCGCTCTGAGATTGAAAGATTGAAGCTCATTGCAGATGATACTACAAAAAGCCTGAAAGAGCGTACTGATGCGGCTACAAAAGCATACGATATGGAAAATAAACTTCAGCAGGAAAGCATTGATATTGGCCGAAAGAAATTGGCAAATCTTCTTGGGCAAATAGAACTTACTGGTGAAGCTAATAAATTGCTTGATGATATGGCACAAGGGGCAGTAACGGCTGATGAGGTTATTAGCCGATTGGGTATATCAGAAAGTACAGTGAAAGATTTAAAGGAATTCTCTCAAGTTTTTTCGGACGTAGCTCAAAAGGAAATGGAGAGCTATACCCGTAATAAGGAAACCCAGAATAAAATAAATGCGATGCGGAAAGAATCAGTAGATAAGGCTAAAGTTGTAAAAGAAAAAGAACTTTCAGAAATTCGTAAGGCTGAGGATGAAATGCTTAAGCTGGTTAAGGACAGTAGAGAGAAACAATCCATTGAGATAGAACGTCAGTTTTCTCGTCAAATAGAAGATTTGCGTGTTCGCTTGATTGAGGAACAAGACCTTACAACGAAAGCACGTGGAGCTATAAATAATCAGATTATTGCACTTGAACAGCAAAAAAATGATGCATTACAGCAATTATCGGAAGAACAACTGATGAAGGAGGTGGAGAACCGGCAGAAACTAATCTCTCTGCAACTTGAATCCGTAAAAGCTGGAGGTGAGCAGGAGTACCAACTAAAGATGCAGCAACTTGTTGCCCAACGTGACGTAGAACTCCGTCAGAAAGAGCTTACTGAACAGATGAAGCTTGCTATTACGGAGAAGTACAATAAAGAGATTTATGATTTGTCCGTTCAACATGAGAATGATACAGCAAAGAAACAAGCTGATGCACTCAAACTTCGATTGGATAATGAATTGGCAGAAGCTAAATTGAATGGAGATAGTGAACTTGAGCTTCTTCGTATGCAGGAACAGCAGAAGCTTGAACTGAAAGACAGCTTGAGACGGATGGGAGAGGAGAGTGATGCCGAATTCCGGGCCAGGCAGCTTGCTGCAGACCAAGAATACTTGAATGCAAAGCAGGCGGTCATTGACAAGGAAGTGGAGATGCAGCAAAATAAAGGTGAATCCCTTTCTGTCTTGGCAGGGAATCTTTCTGATTTGTTGGAACAAGCGGCAGGAGATAACGAGAATATGGCTCAGTTGGCGAAAATACTGGCTATTGCGGAGGTTTCTATTGCGCAAGGGGTAGCCATTGCCAAAGCCGTAGAAACAGCTACCCGCTCATCTGCAACATGGATTGACATGCTTGCTGCGATAGGTACTGTAGTGGCATCTGTAACTACTGTTATGGGAAAGGCTATGAAATCGGTGAAAAGTGCTAAATTTGCACAAGGAGGTAAAGTTGAAGGGCCAGGTTCCGGTACAAGCGATTCCATACCTGCTATGTTGTCCAACGGTGAAAGTGTAATGACGGCTGCTGCAACCTCGATGTTTGCTCCGTTATTGTCGGCTTTCAATCAGATAGGAGGAGGTATTCCCATTAATGTAACAGCTTCTTCCAATCAGGCGTTAGGAGAGGACATGCTGGCCAAAGCTGTTGCAAAAGGTATGATGATGGCGCCTGCTCCGGTGGTTTCTGTGGAAGAGTTTACCTCTGTTGCTAATAGGGTTAAGTACGTTGAAAATCTTGGTAGTATATGAAAGCATATGAACTATTGATATTGAATAAGAGTCTTCTTCAAATGATGGGGGATGCTTCGCTTGATGTCGGGGATGTGAAATATATTCCCGTGTATCAAGAATATGTCCGTCTGTCAAAGGAGGGACATAAAAAGACTTATATCATGCAATATTTATCCGATGAGTATAATATTGCGGAAAGGACAATTTATCGGATAATAGATAAGTTCTCAAGTAAGGTGGATGTTTAGGGGGGGCGGAATTATTCCGCTCTTTTTTTGTTTTGAAAAAGTTGCTGACAAAGCGTGTCAGTGGAATAGACTTCTTATTTTCTTCAAGCCGTATCATGTTTTCTACCTTTGTTACAAACAATTATGTGATATGGCTAAATTATACATTAACAAGGACATTGTAGCTGATAAGGATAAAATGGAAAATTGGTATTTGACCGGTGACGAGGGGCTTTCGTTTCCGGATATCCAATACTTCCTTTCATGGCTTGACCCGGCTGACCCTAAAATTGACATTGAAATCCATTCGTGCGGCGGTGATACGGTTGAGGGGTATGCTATTTATGATGCATTACGTGCGTCGGGCAAGGAAATATCTTGTACCGTTGTTGGACGATGTGCTTCTATGGCTACCATCATTTTGCTTTCTGCTCCACTTGAACGCAGAAAAGCTTATCCTCATGCAAAGTTTCTCATCCACAAACCATATTTGGCAAGATATGATGATTTATTGGACCTTGAAACTATAGAATCCATCAAATCAAGTCTGGAAGCGGAAAAGGATAAGATGATGGCTGTATATGTTGAACGGACAGGAGTTGAATCGACCATTTTGGAGGTCCAGATGAACAAGGAGGCATGGTTTGGCGGTGAGGTTGCAAAACAACTTGGATTTATATCTGATGTTCTTATACCGACTACAGCAAAAGGAACTGATTATAAACTTAATAGTGAGAAAATGAACAAAGAGAAACAAGTAACGGTAAAGCAATCTATCATTGACAGACTGCTTGCGAAATGTGGCTACCAGAAGATAGAAGACATTCCGGTAGTATCTATGGAACTGACAGATGCCGAAGGTAATACACTGACGGTGGAACGTGAAGAAGGAGAACCGCAGGTGGGAGATGCGGCATCCCCCGATGGCGAGCATGTTATGCCCGATGGTAAGACTATCATTGTAACAGACGGAGTGATTACAGAAATCAAAGACCCGGAAGAAGCAAACGGTGACGAGGAGATTGAAGCTTTAAAGGCGCGCATTGAAGAACTTGAAGAGGAAAATGCGGCATTGAAAACCAATGCCCGTACAGTTGAGGACAATAAGATACTGAATGCTGTAAAGATGGCAGGAGGTGAGAATTGGCTAGCAAAACATTGTTCAACCTATAGAGTCTCTTTGCGTACCCAATCCTTCAAGAATACTGTTGAGACACAAGCAAGTGCAGAGGAGACACCTATTCAAAGAAAGTTGAGAGAGGAAAGGGAGAAGAGAACTAAAAAGTAAAGAAAGGAGAATTGAGTATGCCTATTTTAGATTTTTCAAAATTGACGCCAGACAATCAGGCGGTGAAGGATTTGAAAGACTTGATTGAACTGACAGTCTTTCAAAATGAGGATATGGAGCGTTTTATGACGTTCATGCCTAAAGTGACCAATGGCAAGAAAGTTGGCTTCATCGGTGAGATGGAGGATGTAGGTATCGCAGGTGCCGGATGTGACCCTGAATATCAAAAAGTGGCTATCGCTGCCGCCCAGAAAGTATGGGAAATTGGCGACTGGCAAGTTCCGTTGGAAATGTGCTATGAGGATTTGGAGAATACTATTGCAAAGTACTGCTTGAAGACCGGTACCAATATTGCGGACCTTACTTCTACTGAATATATGGATGGGATTGTCCTTCCAAAACTGACGGAAGCAATGATGAAAATGTTATGGCGCTTCACTTGGTTTGGAGACAAGGATGCCGCTAATATTGACGGTTCCGGTCAAATTACGGATGGATTGAATGTAGAATTGTTCAAGACATGTGACGGTTTCTTTAAACGCCTGTTTGCCATATGTGCAGAGAATTCCGGTCAGCATACCGTTATATCAGCCAACTCTGAAGCATCTTATGCTTTGCAGAAGTCCAAGATGAAAGAATTGGGGGCTGCTACATCTGTGTTTGACACGATGCTTGAAGATGCGGATAGCCGTATTTTCCAGAAGTCCGGACATGCAATTTTTGCTACAAAATCATTATGTGATTCTTTGTCACGTGATGTGAGGGAGAAATATAAGGTTATTATGCCTTGGACGGTCATTTTTGACGGCCTTGAAGTAGGAGAGTATGACGGCGTTACGGTCGTAAAATGTTCTATTTGGGATAGATTTATTCAAGCGTATCAGAACGATAAAACGAAACTGAACCTTCCTCACCGTGCGGTTCTATGTTCTCCGGACAATTTAATGTACGGTTGTGAAGGCGATAACCCGATATCTGACCTTGATATCTGGTTTGAAAGAAAACCCCGTAAGAATTATATCTATTCTACTGGTAAACTCGGTTCTATGATTGGCGAGGACAACTTGGTGCAAGTAGCATATTGACAAAAGGAGGTATTCTATGGGAGTATGTGATGATATTTTAAAGAAAGATATTGTTCCGTCGTGTGATGATCCAGTAGTACAAGGATTGGAGCAGGAAGGGGTAATAATGAATCGTGCGGATGTGGACTTTGCAGCCACAGTATTCAATTCTACAAAAAAGAATGTGATTGAAACGCTGGCTATGAAAACCGGGAAGAAGGCTTATAAGGTTGTTGTTCCTGGTAAAAATCCATTTACGGGTACAAAGACCTCATTAGTGGCTGGCACATATCGTAGTTCGTTTACCAATACTGTCGCGATTGTGATATTGGCAAACGACCCGGATGTATGCGCTGATGTTATTGACGGATTGGCTAACGGTACCTATGTTGTGGTGTTGGAGAATAAATATAAGGGTTTACAGAAAGAAGGAAACCCTGGTGATGCCGCTTTTCAGGTGTATGGTTACTACCAAGGGCTTACAGCTACAGCTATCGACAACGATAAGTATAGCGAGGATACTGAAGGTGGATGGGCTGTTACCTTGGAAGAGCAGAAAACGCCTAAATCTGCATTATTCTTGTTCAAGACGAGTTATGAAGCAACTAAGACTGCTGTCAACACTTTGACGGCTGAACCGGCAGCATAGGAGGGAATATGCTTGTCTTGGAGATGGTTGATAAGTTGAAGAGATTGGGGGATAAGGTCTCCCTTTCTTCTTCTGATAAATCAGACATTGAACTGATGTTTCATGAAGTTCTTGGTAGGACATTTACCAAGACCTCATGTGGTGATTGCTATCGTGACGCTGTGATTGAAATGTATTCGTACTTAAAAAGATATGGAAAAATGAAAGAAAAATCAAGTTATGCATTGAAAAATGGTGTATTGCTCCAAGTAGGCTTTGGAAGTAGTGAAATGTACACCAACAACAATCTTACTGACGAAGCGGCAGAAAGGTATCTTGCGGAAAATCCTAAAGGGATAGTCTTTTTTGCTTCAACGCCTTCCGATTGGGAGAAAAGGGTTGAAAGACGGATGAGTCCTGCTTTACCATTGGATGAAACTTTGGTTTCAGAATTGGTGAAAGCCTTTGAAGTGGAAGGTGCTACTTCTGAGTTTGTGAGAGATGCGTTCAAGACTTATAAACTGAACGGGAAGAAAGTTACAGCTAAAGTATTGGATGCTCATATTAAAGAGGCTCAATCTGTAGTTGACTCTAAGCAGACTATAGAAGCCGTAGAAACGGTGAAATAAAGAATAACCTCACGGAACGATGAATGTAAATGAATTAAAGAAGAAGAGTAATAGGCGTGTTGACACGGGCTATTTACGTAATCTTGGCATCCAAAGCTACGGTGATGATAATTTATATCCCCAACATCTAAGAAATATCATCGCTGCGAGTTCAACGGGTAGCGAATGTGCAGAACGTTATGCCAATTTCATAGAGGGAAATGGGTTTCGTGAGGTTGCTTTTTCTGAATATGTGGTTAACCGCCGTGGAGATACGGCAGATGACATCCATGCTTTCGTCTGCAAGGATGTTGCTGATTACGATGGGATGGCGATACATGTTAATTATAATATGTTCGCAGATATAGTGGAAGTACAGCACATCCCCTTTGAAAATTGCCGTTTGTTGGAGGAGGATGAATCCGGATATATCGCAAAAATCGCAGTTCATCCGGATTGGACAGGAAAGAAAACCCGTCAGGGAAAAGCCATAAAGGTAATACCAGAAAATGTGGAGTTTATAGATGTATTTAATCCACGTAAGGAGGTGGTCTATGCGCAAATTCGGGCTGCCGGAGGGATTGAAAACTATAAGGGGCAGATACTATGGATTAGCAACACAGGGAAATTCGTGTATCCTATCGGAAGAGCTGACCGTGTGATTACGGAAATGAGTACGGATGAGGGATTAGCCAATGTGAAGTATCGTAATGTGCGTTGTAACTTCATGCCTTCCGGGATGATAATTACAAAGAAAGGTGCTTCTTCGGTACGTTTTGATGAAAACGGAAATCCTATAAAAGAGGATAGGACTAATGAAGATACTGGTTTTTCTGATACTATCGTGCAATTACAAGGAGACACCAATGCGACAAAGGTCTTAGAGGTAACCTTGGAATCTGATGAAGAAAAACCGGAGTTTGTGGATATTAGTCCTAAAAATTATGATAAGGAGTTTACCGTTACTGATGCCAGTGTGGTTGAACGTATTTATTCGGCTTTCGGGCAGGAGCCTTGGTATTGTATCCGGATTGGTAAGGTTGGTTTTTCTGGGGATATATTGGAAGATGCTTTTGAATACTATAACTCTATTGTGTCAAAGCAACAACGCATGATTGAACGGGCTTTTCAGAAAATTTTTGCGCATTGGTATGAACCTCTCAATCCTTCCAATGACTTTAGTGTACAACCTCTTAAATATATAAGAAATGCTGCGATGTCTAATAACAACAGATGAGGTCTATAAGTTGGCTCGTACGATGTCAATACACATCGATACGGAAAAGATAGAGGCATATATTCGGGAGTCGGAGAACATTGATTTGAAGTCAGCTTTGGGTGATGCTTTATTCTTAGATGTGAAAGAACATCCGGAAAATTATAGTGAGTTGCTTAATGGTAGTTCTTATACCATAGAATGTGGAGGCAAACGTTCCTTTGTAGGGCTGAAAACGACATTGGCATATTATACCTATGCTCGTATCGTGAAAAATGGAGATGGAAATGTCACCCGTTTTGGATTTGTCAATAAAGATAACGAATATTCATCGCGTTCTGATTTTAAGGAGAAACTTATGGCTTATAATGATGCTTTCTCTGTTGCTGATAGGTATATGAAAGAATGTGTTCGGTATTTGAATGATAATAAAAAAGACTTTCCGCTGTATAGGGGAAGTGGAGGGATTAATGCTAATCGTGTAACTTTTAGAGTACTTGGTGAATAATGCCTGATACACTTGACATATTAAGGAAACTTGCTCTACAGATAAGGAACGCCTCTTCTGAGGGAGAGAATACCGCAGAGAGGGTTGGACGGACATTTATTGGCATTCTTGAACTCATTCAACAAGGAATGAGCATCGAAGAATTATCAAAGGTGTTCCTTCGAAAAGACCAGGCTGACGGCACAAATTTTCTGTTGAAGTTCGGCGAGTTTATCGACTCTATGGTCGCGGGCAAGGGTGCCGGAATATTCCCTGACGGCCGTATGCAGCTGTCCCGCCTCGAGGTCCGCGACAGCCTTACCGTCCTTGAGCTTATCTTCAACCGTCTCTCCGCCATGGAGAGCGACTATTCCTTCTCCGAGTCCGGTACCATCGAAAGTGTATCGCAGCTTGAAGACGGCACATACAGCCTGAAGATGAAGAAACGGTGGGATAACGACTTTACTGCACTGGCAGAAAACGATGTTGTATATGGTGTTGTCAATGACCTTGCATCAGGTGGCGGCAAGTATTATACCTCCTGGCTACGTGTCTTGCATGTTGACATCTCAGCCAATACGATCAACGCTGTGATGTACCCTGATAGCGAGGTGCCGGGTGGCAAGAATTATCCTCCTGAGCCGTTGATGATATTATCACACCGTGGCAACCCGGTTGATACTGAACGGCAGGGTTATTGGTATCTGTCATCCCGTGAGCATTGTATCTGCATGCTTAACGGGGTCACAAAACCCATCCTTGAGGAAAGCAACTATTCGGTGATC